ATGACCAGAAAGTTTTGGAACTGGGTGCGAAACGAGGAGCCGGACAGCTTTGGCTCCGACCGAACGCTCTACCTCGACGGGGAAATTTCCGATGAAACGTGGTTCGGCGACGAAGTAACACCCAAGCTATTTAGAGATGAACTGCATGCAGGCGATGGAAACATCACCCTCTGGATCAACTCTCCGGGCGGTGATGTTTTTGCTGCTGCACAGATCTACAACATGCTGATGGACTATCCGGGACAGGTGACCGTAAAGATCGATGGGCTGGCAGCCTCTGCAGCCAGCGTCATTGCCATGGCTGGGAGCCAGGTGGAAATGTCCCCTGTAGCCATGATGATGATCCACAACCCCATTACCGTAGCCATTGGGGACAGTAAGGAAATGCAGAAGGCCATCGACATGCTGGCCGAAGTAAAAGAAAGTATCGTGAACGCCTATGAAATCAAGACAGGCTTGTCCCGGAACAAGATTTCCAGGCTGATGGATGCAGAGTCCTGGTTCAACGCCAAGAAGGCCGTGGAACTAGGCTTTGCCGACTCCATCCTCTATACCGATGAAGGTCCAGAGAAAAATCTGGACGTAGATGCCATGCTGTTCAGCCGGGCGGCAGTCACCAATTCTCTGCTGACAAAGCTGTCCATCAATCAAAAAACTAACGAACTTGTATCCAACAAGGTCCCCGCGGACAAACTCATGAAGCGGCTGGGCCTTCTTGTGCATTAAGGAGGAATATCCATGAATCAGATCCTGAAACTGAGAGAAGAAAGAGCCAACACCTGGGAAATGGCTAAAGCCTTCCTGGAGTCCCACCGGGATAAGGACGGCATGGTCTCTGCAGAAGACAGCGCTGTCTATGACCGGATGGAAGAAAAAGTGGTGGCCCTGGGCAAAGAAATCGAACGGCTGGAACGCCAGCGGAACATCGATGATGAAATGAATCAAACCATCGATACGGCACTGAAGGGAAACCCGGGGGCTGGGCTGATGAAACCGGACGAAAAGAAAGGCCGGGCCAGTGATGCCTATGGCAAAGCCTTCTGGCAGGCCTTCCGGGGCAAGGGGAACATCCAGGAAGTGAAGGATACCCTGACCATTGGCTCCGATCCGGAAGGCGGGTACCTGGTCCCGGATGAATACGAACGGACCCTTGTGGCGGCTCTCCAGGAAGAGAACTTTTTCCGCAGTCTGGCCCATACCATCCGCACGTCTTCCGGGGATCACACGATCCCTGTTGTAGCCAGCCATGGGGAAGCGGCCTGGATGGAAGAAGGCAGTGCCTACCCGGAAAGCGACGACACCTTCAGCCAGGTGAACCTGGGGGCTCACAAACTGGGGACCGCCATCCGGGTTTCCGAAGAACTGATGAACGACAGTGTCTTTGACCTGGAAAGCTACATTACCCAGGAATTTGCCCGGCGCATCGGGACCAAGGAAGAAGAAGCCTTCCTGGTGGGCGATGGGAAGCATAAGCCTCTGGGGGTGTTCCAGGGTGCTGAAGTGGGAGTAACGGCAGCGAAAACGGCCATTACTTTTGATGACATGATGGACCTGTACCACAGCCTTCGGACTCCTTATCGGAGAAATGCTTCCTGGATCCTGAACGATTCCACGGTGAAGGCTATCCGGAAACTGAAAGACAACAATGGGAACTACATCTGGCAGCCTTCCGTCCAGGTGGGCCAGCCGGACCGGATTCTCAGCCTGCCTTACCGCACGTCCAGCTTTGTACCGGAACTGGCAGCCGGGAACAAGGTCATTGCCCTGGGGGACTATTCCTATTACTGGATTGCCGACCGTCAGGGCCGGAAGTTCAAACGGCTCAGTGAACTCTATGCAGCCAACGGACAGATCGGGTTCCTGGCCAGCGAACGGGTGGATGGCCGCCTGATCCTGCCGGAAACCGTAAAAGTCCTGCAGGTCCAGGCCGGCTGATGACCGCTTTAGAGGGAGGCGATGAGCATGGCAGTGACGGGACTCATAACGCTTGAGGAAGCCAAAGCCTATCTCCGGATAGACGGAAACGAGGAGGATGACATGATTGCCCGTCTCATCGCTTCTTCCGAGCGGCTCTGTCTGGACACCCTGCGGAAAGAAGAACCGGAAGAAACGGCGGCCTTCAAAATGGCCGTCCTTTTTTCGGTAGCCTATCTCTATGAGCACAGGGAGGATGCGGATTATCACAATCTGCTTCTCACCCTGCGCTCTCTTTTGTTTGGGGAGCGAAAGGAAGCCTTCTAATGAAAATCGGAAAGATGGACAAACGGATTACCCTCTTTCGTCCCATCCCCACAGAAGATGGCTACGGGGGGTTCCATACGGACTACGAAGAAATGGGACAGATCTGGGCCCAGGTGGTCCAGACCAACTATGCGGAGCAGGAAGCCCAGGGAACTCCCATGAACCGGGAACAGCTGCGGCTGAAGATCCGGCCCCGCAAAGATTTGAAACGGGGATGGAGAATGCTGCTTTCTGGAGAACTGTACGAAATCGAAACCGTGGACAATACTTACCGGGACAGTACCACGCTGATCGTCCATCGGTATGAACAGGGGGTGTAGCCATGGCCGTATTTACGGTAAAAGTTCCAGAAGGGGAACTGAGTAAGGCCATCCGGCAGATTTCTGCCTGGGATGGGAAGACAAGACTTCGGGTGGAAGCAGTCCTGAAAAACGGGACGAACGCGGTAGCCCGGGAAGCCCAGCAGCGGGTACCGGTGCGGTCAGGGAAACTGAAGAAATCCATCAAGACCCGGTTTTCCACGGTGAAGCTGGAAGGCCAGGTGTACAGCAATGTGCCCTATGCCCATTTGGTGGAATTCGGCAGTAGGGCCCATACGGTAAGGCCCAAGAAGAAAAAGGCCCTCCGGTTCTTTAAGGGAGGCCCTGTGTTTACGAAACGGTCCCGGATTCCGGCCCAGGCAGGGAAGCCCTTCTTCAAGCCTTCCTACGACTATGTGGAACCCCAGCTGCTCCGTGATGTGAAGAAAGCGGTACAGGAGCCATGAAGAGATTACCCAATAACGCAGTGCATAAGGCCCTGGTGGCCTTTCTCAGGAACCATACGGGACTGGCCGTCTATGACTATGTGCCCCAGGAAGCGGTGCTGCCGTTCATTACCCTGGGGACCATGACGGTCCAGGACAAGTCCACCAAGACCGATGACATGACCCACCTTTCGGCCCATATCCACATTTACAGCAGCTACAAAGGACGGTACGAAATCAACACCCTGGCGGAGAAGCTGATCAACCTGTTCGGGACGGAACAACTGGATCTAACGGGAGAGGAGTTTTACGTAAACGCCCAGGGGGTGGATTTCTACGAAACCTACCCGGAGGATGAGACCGGCTACAGCGGGGTGATCACCCTGGAAGTCATCATCCAGAACATCCATAAGGAGGAATAATATGGCAACTACAACGTTTCCTAGCCGGAGCGAAGCCTCCAACACGGCCACTGCCGGCAAGGATTACCTTATTTATCTGAACGCGGGAGAATCCGATACTAACCCCACCTGGCTGCTCTTAGGGGGCCAGCGGAGCGGTGACCTGACCCGGCAGGCAGACGAAATCGACGCCAGCAGTAAAACGTCCAGCGGATGGAAATCCACCATCCCCGGCCTGCGGAACTGGTCCCTGGACCTGGAATCCGTGTACCTGGCCGGAGACAAGGGGGCCAAATTCCTGGAAGCCTCTTTTTTTGCAGGAAAGCAGGTTCACATCAAATTCGAGTACCCGGACAAAAGCTATGTAACCGGCTGGGGCTCTGTGACGGAATGCAGTCTGTCCACCCCTCATGATGACGTGGCCACTCTCTCTGGGACCATTTCCGGGGACGGACCCTTAAGTGAACTGAAGAGTGCGGACGGAACGGTTGTCCCTACCGGTAAATAGGAGGAATCGGAAAACATGAAGAAAATCGACTTTGAAGTCTTTGGTCCTGGCCAGTACCTGTATTTTGATATCGGCCGGCTGATCCAGGTAGAAAACATTACCGGAAAAAGTGCCGGGGACATTATCCGGAACCAGGAATTGAACCTGGGGATCCTGACCGCTCTTCTGTCCATCGGGCTCCGCCAGCACGGCATCAAGAATCCCCAGTGGTACGCCAATAAGATGCAGGAACTCATCGATGAAGGCCACGAGATGGAAGAATTCGTCCAGCCGGTGGTGAAGGCCATTGCCGGGTCCGGCATTCTGGGGAAAGAAGTGTACTACGCCATCTTTCCAGAAGAAGATCCGGGGAAAGAACCAGGAAAGAGTAAGACGAAACCAAAAAACTGACGACGGGACAGGAAGAAGTCCCGTCTTTTAACGAGTGGCTGGGGTGGGCGGAAGAAGTGGCCTATGGACTCTTGCATCTTTTGCCTGCCCAATTCTATGCTCTGACTCCCCTGGAGCTGGATCGGATGGCGGAATGCCAGGCTAGGGCAGAACAACGAAAGAAATGGGAGACTGCTTATTGGGTGGCCTGCCTGATGAGTATCCATACCCGGAAACCGGTACGGACGGAAAAGCTGATGAAACCCTTCCTGCCTAGGAAAACCAGCAGCCAAATGGCAGCCGAGCGGGATGCCTTCTTCGAGGAATTCAGACGGAAAGGAGCTGACGATCGTGGCAACCATCGCTGACCTTCTGGTCAAGATCGGAGCAGATACCTCCGATCTCCGGAAAGAACTCAATGCCACCAAACGGCAGATCAAGTCCGCCTTTGGGAGCGAAGCCCTGGACGTGTCCAAGAAATCCCTGGCCGTCTTAGGAGGCATCGGGGCCGGGCTGGCTGCTCTGGGTGTGGCATCGGTGAAAGCCGGCGCCAGTCTCCAGAGTACCAAGACCGCTTTCACCAATATGCTGGGGAGCGCGGAAAAAGCCCAGGACTTTCTGGGGAAAATGCAGGGATTTGCAGCCAAGACTCCTTTCGAATTTAGCCAGGTGTCCCAGGCGGCCCAGAAGTTCATCGCTTTCGGCTTTTCGGCCGAACAGGTCATTCCTACATTAACCGCGGTGGGGGATGCGGCAGCCGGCGTGGGCCTTGGAGCAGAAGGCATTAACCGGATCACCCTGGCCCTGGGGCAGATGGCGGCCAAGTCGAAAGTCCAGGCCGGTGAAATGATGCAGCTGACTGAAACAGGCATTCCGGCCTGGAAGATGCTGGCGGACCAGATCGGGGTTTCCGTACCGGAAGCCATGGACAGGGTGTCCAAAGGAGCCATTGATGCGGCAACGGGCATTACGGCTTTGGTCGGTGGTATGGAACAGTCTTTCGGGGGCATGATGGATCAGCAGAGTGAGACCATCAGCGGCACCTGGTCCACCCTCATGGATGGACTGGAACAGTCGGCGGCCCAAGTGGGCCTCCAGATTGCGGAAGCCCTAAACCTGCCGGGGATCTTCCAGTCCTTAGGGGATATGCTGACCAACTTTGCAGCCACCGTCCAGTCTTCCGGACTTACGGAAGCTCTTATGACAGCCATTCCCCCTGAATTCCAGGCCGGACTCCTGCTTATTGTATCCACCTTGACCGGCCTTGCCATTCCGGCCATTGGGCTTTTTGTGACGAAGGTGGCTCTCATGGCCGCGCCTTTTCTGGCGGCGGTTGCAGCGGCAGCTCCTTTTATTGGGGTAGCAGCGGCAATGGCCACGGCCCTCTATGCCATCTGGAAAAGCGGGATGACCGTAGAAGATGTGCTGGGAACCATGGGCATCAAAATGGAAACGGTCACCCGGGCTGTGGATGCCGTTCAGGCAATGATGAGCGCGGCGGCCCAGTCCATTATTGCCAACCTTCAGGCTCTGGAACCGGTGTTCACCTTGGTGGCTGCCGTGATGGGGGCAGCTTTCTATGCAGCCCTGCAGGTGATTGGCGGGGTAGTGAACGGAGTGCTGAACTTCATCAGCGTCCTTAGCGAATGTGTGACCTGGATCCTGAACGCTTTCACCTATCTGGTAGAAGGCATTGGGTCCTGTATCGATGAAGTAGGAAGCATCCTGTCCGACATGGCTGACAGCATCCTTCCCTCCTGGGCCTCTAGTGCCCTTTCTACCATTGCCAACTTTGTCAGTGAAGCCATTAGCTGGCTCTCCAGCTTGATCCAGAAAATCCTGGAAACCAACAATGCTCTGGGTTCCATGGGTGGCGAAAGCGGTGGAGAAGGTGGCGGGGGCAGTAGCACTCCTGCCAAACGGGAATTTAAGCTGCCGGACTTCAGCAATCTTCGAGGGGGAGGTGGGGATATCCCAGTTTCTTCTGGAGGTGGAGGAGGCGGCGGTGGTTCTGGTGGTGGTGGAGGGGGAGGAAGCTCCAGAGAAACAGATCAGTTGGCCAATGCCGCTATTCAGACCAGCAAGAGTATCGAAGAAGAATGGTTCCGGACCTTCCAGACCAAGAGTGCCCTGGTGGATCGTTGGTACAAGGAAGAAACGGACGAACTGGAAAAATCCCGGTCTGCCAACGAGAACTACGAACGGGATAAGACCCGTCTGGCAGAGCTATATGCCCAGAAGCGCCTGGACGCCCTTTCGGAAGAACAGGCCAAAAACCGGGAACTGATGAACAAAGCCCGGGACCTGTCTTTTGATGCCGTTACTGCCAAACTTACCCTCTATGGTTCCAAACAGGAACAGGAAGTCATGAAGATGCAGTCCGACATGGAAAAGGCCGTGGCGTCCATTGATGACAAGTACGCCAAGCTGTCCCAGGACTTTATTTCTTTGACGGCCAGTGAAAAGGC